GACAAAATGGATTATAATAACTATAACATATCAAACTTAGATGGTAAGCTCGTAAAAGTCGTAGTAGTAAATAAAGCTGATACGTTTACGTTCGATCGTTTTATCGACAGGTTACAGTCACAAGATATATACGAACTGAAGATAGCAGAAAACTTTCAAGAGTTTTCCGGTGAAAGTATTGAGGATGATAAGATTAATTTTGACGACACCCAAGAGATTGTCGACTCGTATATTGACGCGGTCGATACAGATCTTGATAAAAATAAAATCAAAATCCAAGTAAGAGAACTTATGACTGAAGCACAAACTTTGGAATTTGCATGATAAAATTTAAAACTCTTCGGTATAAGAACTTTCTGTCATCTGGAAATAACTTTACTGAAATACAACTTGATAGAAGCAAGTCAACACTCGTTGTCGGCCAGAATGGCGCAGGTAAATCAACTATGTTGGACGCTTTATCTTTCGCTTTGTTCGGCAAAGCACACCGTAATATTAATAAGACACAACTTATCAACTCTATTAATAATAAGGGTTGCCTAGTAGAAATAGAATTCAGTTTAAGTGGAAACGAGTTTAAAGTATCAAGAGGAATCAAGCCAAACGTATTTGAGATATGGAAGAATGGCACTATGCTTAACCAGTCATCTCACTCGCGTGAATATCAAAAGATTCTTGAACAGAACATACTAAAACTCAACCATAAATCGTTTCACCAGGTAGTTGTATTAGGTAGCTCCTCTTTCATACCTTTCATGCAACTACCTTCACACATTCGTAGGGAAGTTATTGAAGATCTTCTCGATATTAACGTCTTTTCAAAGATGAACATTATTTTGAAGGAAAAAAATGTACAGTTAAAAGATAAACTCAGACAGATAGATTACAACATAGATATTGTGAAAACTAAAATTGAATCTCAAAAGAAGTACATTCGCGATATCGCAGCACTAACTGAAGAGAATCGAAAGGACTATGAATCTAGGATACAAGCATCGCAGAATCTCGTCGATGAATTACAGAATGAGAATAGTGAGCTTAGCCTCGGACTCGATGAATCTGTATCAGAAGCCGAACAAGGGCTCAAACTGTTACAGGATAGGAAGCAGAGTTTACTCCTCCGAGGTCAAGATCGGCAATCGACTATCCGCGACCTCGAGAAGCGGATCACCTTTTTCGAAGAGAATGAGTCGTGTCCCGTGTGCGACCAAGCCATTTCAGACGGCCATAAACATGCGATTTTATTATCGACACAAGAAGATAGGGATAGGCGGAAGACAGAGATTAAGCAAATCGGAACGGAAGGCTTTGCGGTGGAATCGGAGATTGAGCAACAGGCTGGCTTACTTTCAACGCTTCGCGATCGGGTACATAAACTCACTGCCAACTCGAAAGAGATTTCGAAACTGCAAGCAACCATATCTGATTATAGGTCGCATATAGAAAAAGAAATCGGTACGGATCTTACTCAGGCTCGTACCGACTTACAAAAATTTGAAGATGATAGAAGTAATGAGTTAGAACAAAAATTAAAACTTTCTGATGATTTAAATTATAATTCTGTTATTATCGAAATGTTAAAAGACACAGGTATTAAGACTAAGATTATTAAACAGTACCTGCCGGTTATGAATAAACTAGTCAACCAATACCTACAAATCTTAGACTTCTTTGTACACTTCCACTTGGATGAATCGTTCCAAGAAGTTATAAGATCTAGGCACAGAGACGAATTTACTTATGATTCTTTTAGCGAAGGTGAGAAACAGAGGATTGACCTAGCACTACTCTTCACCTGGCGGCAAGTGGCAAAGATGAAGAACAGCGTATCGACTAATTTACTTTTACTCGATGAAACGTTTGACTCATCGCTTGACCACGACGGTGTAGAAAACTTACTGAAGATTTTATATACACTTGGTGAAGACACAAACGTATTTGTGATATCACATAAAGGTGATATACTCGATGGTAAGTTTGATAGTAAGATCGAATTTACTAAAGAAAAAAACTTCAGCCAGATGAAAATTGGTGTACAAGCGAATGAACTTGTGGTATAATATACATATCTTTTGGAGGATATATAATGGAACTAAATGAGAATACTCTCAACGTCTTGAAAAACTTTTCTGGTATCAATCAGAATATGTTGATTCAACAGGGCAGCACAATTAAAACTATTTCCGAAGCTCGCAATGTATTGGCCACAGCTGTGGTTGAAGAAGAGTTTCCACAACCTTTTGGCATCTATGATCTCAACGAGTTTATTGGTGTCCTTGGATTGGTAGATACACCTCGGCTTAAGTTTGCCGAAGAGTATGTTACCATTGGCGACTCAACTGGTCGCTCAAAAGTCAAGTACTTCTTCTCACCAGAAGAAACATTGACAACCCCACAAAAAGATATTAACATGCCGGAAACGGAAGTTAAGTTTACACTAACAAACGATACTCTCAATAAAATTAAAAGAGCTGCATCCACTCTTGGACATGATGAAGTATTGATTACTGGCAAAGACGGTGTACTAAATCTTTCTGTGGTTGAAAGCCAGAACTCAACGTCAAACGCGTTTACAATTGATATTGACGGTGAGTTTCCAGCTGAAACAAATTTTAACTTTATCTTGAGTATTTCAAATCTTAAGATTCTTACTGGTGACTATGATGTAGAAATATCAAGTAAGCTAATCTCTTGTTTCAAACACAAAGATCTAAATGTCAAGTATTGGATTGCACTTGAAAAAACCTCTTCGTACGGAGTTTAATATGAATGAAGAAATCGAAAATCAAGAACCAGATAAGATGGATCACTTGATGACATTATCTAATCAGGTATCACGTTCGTGTGTTGCCGTGATTGATGCCATGTCACAGCGTGGTGCAGTCAAGGGTGAAGAAATGTCAACCCTTGGTAAACTACGTGATGATGCTGTACAAATCATCCAACTTGTTGAAACTATCCAACAAGAGAAAGCGATGGAGGAAGACTAAGATATTTACTTGCTCAGTGTTTTGTGGTATAATATTTGTTATGGAGTATAGTAAATGTCTAATAATTTCCTTTGGGTCGAAAAGTATCGGCCGCGTACAATATCAGAAACTATCCTACCCGATAGTTTAAAGCAAGTCTTTCAAAAGATTGTAGAGTCCGGTGAACTTCCTAATATGTTGTTCACTGGCTCTGCTGGTCTTGGTAAGACTACAGTTGCCAAAGCTTTATGTAACGAGCTTGGCAATGACTTTATTATTATCAATGGTTCCGAAGAAGGTAACATTGATACGCTAAGAACAAAGATCAAACAGTTTGCGTCCACTGTATCGCTACAGGGTGGATATAAAGTTGTGATCCTTGACGAGGCAGATTATCTTAATCCACAGTCGACTCAACCTGCACTACGTGGATTTATCGAAGAGTTTGCCGATAACTGCAGGTTCATACTTACATGTAACTTTAAGAATCGTATCATTCAACCTCTACATTCTCGTTGTGGTGTATATGAATTTAATACGTCTAAGAAAGACATGGCTCAACTTGCTGCTAACTTCATGGAAAGAGTTACGGCAATCTTGGAAGCTGAACAAGTTGAGTATGATAAAAGAACAGTTGCCGATTTAATTATGAAGTTTGCCCCTGATTGGAGGAGAGTACTCAATGAACTACAAAGATATTCTGTTTTGGGGAGTGTGGCTGGGTCTGTTTCTAGTTCTAGTGGTGGATCCTTTGATGAGTTATATGCTCACTTAAAAGCTAAAGACTTTAAGAAAATGCGCGGCTGGGTTGTCAATAATATAGATACAGATGCAGCTGCAATCTTTCGCGGTCTGTACGATTCTATGTACGACAAAGTCGCACCGCAATCGATACCACAGCTTGTTTTAATTCTTGCTGACTACCAATATAAAAATGCATTCGTGGCTGATCACGAACTAAACGTAGTCGCATGTCTTACGGAGGTAATGGCTAATGTCCAATTCAATTAAGTTAACCTTATACACTCAACACAATTGCGATTACTGCGATATAATGAAAATGAAATTATCTAGCTGGGGTTATCATTTTGACGTGGTAAACATAAAAGAAAACGTGCAAGCCATGGCGTTTCTACGTATGAAAAATCATAGGACAGTGCCACAACTCTATTGGAACAATGTACATCTTAACAAAGTTGAAACTCTAGACTTTACGCGTGAAATGTTGGAAGAGGAATTAGATTATGAAAGCTATATTGGAGGTCCTACAGAATTTAGGTCCTGATTGGACTGCGTTTATTCTGTCTATGCAAGTTGCCCTTGTTATGGGATTCTTAGAATATTCTAAGACTACTATGATATTAGTATGTGTAGGCATATATTGTTTTTTAAGATTCGTACAAAGACCATGGACTGATTATGACGACAAATCCCTTTGATTACTTAACTGCTATCAATGACACAAAGAAAGATGTTATGATAGATGATATAGCCGAGAAAGGTTACAATGCTTTCATGGTTAATCGCGGTCTTTCTTACTTCAACGATACAGTTTTATTTGCAAATGAAATGAATTTGAATGCACACTTAGATAATCGTTTACAATTTGACTTTCTTATAAATATAGTAAGAAGGCGGAAAAGATTTTCTAAGTGGATGAAACCTGAAACCGCCAGTGACGTGGAAGTTGTCAAGGAATATTATGGCTACAGTAATGAAAAAGCCCGCCAAGCCTTGACCCTTCTCACACCTGAACAAATAATAGATATAAAAAAGAAGGTGTATAAAGGTGGAAGAAAATAATATTGTAGAATGGAATCCTACATCTATGCTCGAGATCTCATTAAACGAGCCAGATGATTTTCTAAAAGTTAGAGAAACGCTTACACGAATAGGTGTAGCATCCCGTAAAGATAAAAAATTATTTCAGTCTTGTCATATATTACATAAGCAAGGCAGGTATTTTATCGTGCACTTCAAAGAGTTATTCTTACTCGATGGTAAGAAATCGAACTTAGAAGAAAATGATATTGCACGCAGAAATACTATCGCACAGCTAATGAGCGACTGGGGTCTTATCAGTATTGAAACTGCAGATAAGATGAAACCACTGGCGCCGATGAGACAGATAAAAATCATTCCGTTCAAAGAAAAAAATGAATGGGAGTTGTGTCCGAAGTATAATATCGGAAACAAGTAATATATATAGTATTGGACATGCCTTTTGGGTGTCCGCTTAACCTTGCTAGTCAATAGGAGGAAAATATGACTGGATCATTCGCATATCCGCGAAACGCATTTCTTGGTTTCGACCACATCTTTGATCAACTGGAAAATATTCACCAGCACTCAAAGGATACCTATCCACCACACAATGTCATTAAAGACGAAGAGATGAAATACACTCTTGAAATGGCAGTAGCTGGTTTCAAAGAAGAACATATTGACATTGAAGTTAAAGATCATATTTTAACTATTAGTGGTGATCGACCTCAGCGTCGTGAACAAAGCGCTTATGTTCATAAAGGTATTAGTGCTCGTAACTGGAAGAAGTCATTTAGACTGTCGGAATATACCGAAGTAACCGGAGCCGATCTTGTAGATGGAATCTTGACTGTTAGTTTAGAAGTCGTTCTACCTGCAGAGAAGCTGCCTCGTAAAATCACAATTGGAACTTACGAGGGAAAAAATGACAACAATAGTTCTGAACTACTCACGGAATCTGCTTGACGTAATTAGAGAATTCTTCTCTGCAATGGGCACAGCTATCATGGTTTCTAGACAAATAGAAACTAATCATAAGCTAGCTCATCAGTTACGACATGAGTATCCAAAAGAAAATTATCAAGGCATTGTAGCAATCCTTAATGAAAAAACATTAAAGGAGTTCTACAAATGAATCCGAAAACAATCGACATAATTGCTAAAATTATGGGAAGGAAAAACAATGATTAGTTTTTTTAAGAAGATGTTTACAATTGATATTTCTAAAGGAAACCCATTGAAGTATCGAGAATCTCAATACACACTCGCAGAACTTGAGCGTAGACTAAACGCAGAAATAAATGGGTTTAGTACAAGATACTAGAATATAAATAAAAGGGAACAGCTAATGTTGTTCCCTTTTAATATAGGAGGTAGCATGATTGGATCACCGCGCTATTGTAAAAACTGTGGTTGTAGATGCCACTGTTTAACAACTGAATGTAAGACATGCGTTAATGATGTTTGCAATAACTGTGATTGTGAAAATCCAATAAAAGATATGCCTGATAGTTTTACCAAGGAGAATACATAATGAGACGTACAATAAAAGATAGGCTTAAAGACTTAGAAGAGAATCGTAGAAAAAATTATATAAAAGTTCGTATCAGCCAGCTTATGGATGATATGAATAAAGCACATGATCAGCATGATAAAAACTGGTACAATCGTCTAATTCAAGAACTTAACTGGGTTCAACAGGCAGATAGTAAGCCGGATCGTAACTGTTACATGGAAGTAAAAGGAGCTACATGGTAATGAATATTGATCAATTAAGAGAAGAATTAAAAGTTGATGAGGGAGTAAAGTATGAAATTTATTTGGATCACCTCGGGCTTCCTACTTTTGGTATCGGTCATTTGGTTCTCGATACTGACCCAGAACATGGTGAACCGGTTGGAACTTCTGTCTCAGAAGATAGAGTTAACGAGTGCTTCGATCATGACGTTGAAATCGTCCTTGGAGATTGTAGAAAACTGTATGAAGACTTCGACGAACTGCCGGAAGAAGTACAACTAATCATTGCAAACATGATGTTCAACATGGGTCGACCACGCCTATCTAAATTCAAAGGTATGAAACGTGGTGTAGACGCCCGTGATTGGGATGCAGCAGCAGATGAGATGGTTGACTCAAGGTGGTATAGACAAGTAACTAATCGCGCTGATCGCTTAGTTGAAAGAATGAGAGCGGTTACAATATCTGAAATTCCTGTCTAATGATTGAAGTTACAGAAGCCGCAGTCGACTATCTTAATAAAGTCAGGGGTGATGACTTTGTAACTCTTGGCGTAAAAGGTGGTGGCTGCTCTGGTTTTCAGTATGTATGGGACTTCAAAGATAAGTGGCCCGACGTACAATGGAGCGAACCATATAAAGAATGTTTAGTCTTAGATCCTATGGCAGAAATGTATATAGCCGGATGTACTATAGATTATGTAGAAGAACTTGGTGGTTCTTATCTTAAGATTATAAATCCAAACGCTACAGCGTCCTGTGGTTGTGGTGAATCTTTCGCAATTTAGTTGTTTACAAACTCGTAAAAATTTGGTATAATAGTACTATGTTTTATACTTCAGTAGTACGTTACGGTAATTCATTTCTGTATCGCGGCTATGACGCTGCCGGCAAACGCGTCTATAAAAAAGATTCCTTCTCACCAAGATTGTTCGTACCTTCCAAAGCCGAAACATCTTGGCGTGGTCTCGATGGCGCACCCATCGGGCCAGTAGATTTCAAAACAATGCGTGAATGTCGGCAATGGCTTGACCAATATCGTGAAGTTGGTGGCTTCGATATTTACGGCAATCCTAATATGATCCAACAGTATATCGCTCATAAGTTTCCAAGAGATATTGAGTTTGATCGTGACATAATCAACGTCACCACAATCGATATTGAAACAGCGTATGAGGATGGATTCCCAGAACCAGAGAAAGCCAACCAAGAAGTTTTGGCTATCACCATCAAAAATAATATCGATGGCATATATCGTGTATGGGGCATGAAAGATTATGACGTTGGTTCTGCGCTTATACAACCAGTGCGTTATTATAAATGTAAAGACGAGGTTGACTTACTTCTAAAGTTTCTTGACTTTTGGCATGACCATCGCAACACGCCTGACGTTGTGACAGGTTGGAATGTAAAGTTTTTTGATATACCTTATCTCGTTAATCGTGTAAACAACGTGCTTGGTGTAGACCAATGTAAAAAGTTCTCGCCTTGGGGTATGGTTGACTATTCAAAGATTGTCAAACGTGGTCGCGAACAAATCACATACAAACTGCAGGGCATACAAACTTTGGATTACCTTGATCTTTTCCAAAAGTTTGGATATACCTATGGCACACAAGAATCTTATAAACTCAACCACATTGCGTACGTAGTTCTTGGCGAAAAGAAACTGTCCTTTGCCGAAGAAGGTTCTCTACGTAACCTATACAAAGAAGACTTCCAAAAGTATATCG